AATACGCAATCAGCTCTTGAGAATTTAGGACTTATCGGTTTTTCAAAATTGGAGCTTATGCTCACAAACTCAACTAACGGGTTTGGTGCTTGGATAACTAAGATGTCAGAATCTATTGACCCTCTCGGTAATGTAGTTGAAGCTACAAAGCTATTGCAAACGGAGCAACAAAAGTTTGCTCAACAAGAAGCATTATTACTTCAACAGAAACAGAAAGGGAAGATTAACGATGATGAGTACCGAGCAGGATTAGAAGAAGCTAGAAAGCAACTTGCCGCTAATACTACAGAGACCGGAATCCTTGAGCAGAAAATGAAAGCATTAGATGCTGAATATGCTAAGGGTGGGATGAGTCAAGACCAATACAAGATTAAACAACAAGAAGCGGCTAAAGAAGCGGCACTACTTGGGCAGACACTTGTCAAAGTAGGTGAAGACCAGAAGCAGGCAAACGCTTCATTTGAGAATTTCCAATATGCTCTCTCTAAAGTTAAAGATTTCATGGCTGAGATGTGGGACATTATTAAACCTATATGGGAAACAAACTTAGCATGGTTTAACGAGCAATTGAAAACTGTAAAGAAATTTATAGATGAGAACGGAAAGGAAATAGAAGCCGTCTGGAATGTCTTATGGACAGCTATCAAGTTCATAGTGATTCCTATCTGGGAAGGTATCAAGCTCATGATTGAAGGAGCTATGAAGATTATCATGGGGGTAATCCAAGTAGTCGGTGGACTCATCAACGGTGACTGGGAGAAAGTCTGGGAAGGTGTAAAAAATATCTTCGAAGGTATTTGGAAAGCTATTATCGGCTTTATAGACGCAACTGTAGGTAAGGGACTCATTGGAGGACTCAAAAAGATATTCACCAAACTTGCAGATGGTTTCCTTGATTGGGCAAAAAGACAGGTCAAAGATGTTGGAAAGTGGGCAGATGATGTTGTCTCATTTGCTACTAATAACATTAAAGGGTTACCGGATGCAATCTGGGAGTGGGTAAAGAAAGTACCCGGTAAGATTAAAGATGCTTTCGACGATGCTGTCAAGTGGTTGAAAGACCTTGATTGGTATGACATCGGGACAAGCCTTATCAAGTCACTAATCAGAGGTATCACCGCAATGTCTTCATCCCTCTGGGGTACTATGTCAGAGATAGGATCAAAGCTTAATCCTATGAATTGGTTTGGTGGTGGAAGCGGACGGTATATGATTGACCCTGAAAACAATTCTATCGGGGAAACCATGCCACGCTCTCCTTTCGGGTTCGACATCTTAGACGAGTCACGAGGAAAGTTTAATAGATTACCTTTACAGTTCTTCGCAGGAGGTGGCTTACAAGAAGCTATTGCGGGAACTATGGGAGCTGTTAATTCTGGACTAGGAAGCGCTCTTGGAGCTTCTCGTTCAATGTCTTCACAGCTAAACGCAGGAGCAAGACATGCAGGACAAGGAATTGCTATGGCAGGAATGCAACAAAGTAATCCGATTTATGTCACTGTAGATGTTCCTTTACAGATTGATGGAAACACCTATGCAAGAGCAACTGCAAAGTATACTCAACCGAGAAACTCACAATTTGAAAAAAGAAATAGGACACCTTTCAGTATTTAACTCTGGAAGGTGCTTCCAAGAAAGGGGAAGCTAATTTGGTTTATCAACATAGCGATGCAATAAGCAAAGGCGAACAAGCTGTACAGCCTAACTTTGATTATATGACAAAGAACTCCCTTCTAGATTACGACGTCTACATGATGGGAAAACCTAAAATTGAAACTGCTGAGATGAGAGCCGAACAGGTTTACATAAAAGGTAGACACGGCACATTGATGCATAGTGATGGAACATACGACAACATCTCTATTAGTTTCGGTATAAGATTCCGCTCAAGAGGGATGGCGGCTGACGCTCAAAAGAAAAGAGATATCGTGAAGTGGTTGCGTTATGGTTATGGCTATTCTAAAGTTAATGTAGACATTCCCAACACTATAGTATCCCTTCCGATTTATCAACCAGAGGGACACTTACAGTTTCATCACATGCCAAACGTAACCTTCAAAGTTAAAACAATAGCTTCGTTTTCTTGGGAGTGGCATCCGTCAACTCAGCAGTGGTTTACTCAATTGACTTTCCTATGTGATCCTTTCGGGTATGGTTCTCTTAAGACTTACAACATAGGGACAAACACTGATGCTATTGTGAAGTCAAAGAAAGTATATCCGAAAGATTCATACTGTTCCTCCATAGGTGTAATGAGTTATGTACCCGGAAACGTGGGAAACCAGACGACAACTGTAGGATATGAATCTTCTCAGTTTAGCGACAGTGCAACAACTCAAGAGTACAGTGTACTATCAAGCTCAGATGTATCTTCTTATACAAGTATCGGAACTGTAAAGGAAGCAGACATTACCTCGAATGACCGTAACCTTATTCGTTCATGTTGGACTGATCCCCAAGCAGAAGGAACTACATGGGGAGGGTATCTCGGGTGGGGCGAGTACTATAATGGTGAAGCTTCTTGGCGGAGACTGGTTACTTATGATACTGGAGGTCGCCCGAAGTATACACGAAGAACTCAAAACAGATTCACGATTTACAATGACCATGACTCAGAGGACTTCTTAATCTTCTATAAACTTTGGTCTCCCGTTGACGCTTCAATTTCTGCCATCGACAGTACTTATCCGAATACAGACCTTAGAGGGAAACCCCTTTATTGTAATTTCACCTTAGAAGGTGGAAGCGCACAAGTTGCTGTACGTTACCGTAAAGCAGGTACAACTATGATGACATCCCTAGGATGGCAGACAGCTTCCCACCAAGTTAACCTCCCCTCGGATGCTGAATCTGTCGAGCTATGTATAAAAGTTCCTAAGATGTCATCCGCGCGTATCAAGGATTTAGGGCTATTTAGAAATGCAAAACCTTCACAGCATTCCATTAACGTTTCCACGATAGCTGTATACGAAACCTCTTGGGATATCTTTGCGATAGCTAAAGCGATAGACCCTAATATTTTCAGTGGTTTAACTACGGAGCAACAAATGAAAGACAAACTATCAGCTAGAAACTTGAGAGTGTCCCTTACTTATAAGCTCGGCTTCTGGAGTCAAGACGCTGACAAGACATCGACATTCAATAGCATTCGCATAGGAACTCGGAAGTTTGACAACCGTTCCACTTATGATAAACATTTGAACCTATCTAGCGCTGGCACCTTAGCGGACTTTTATCAAAAGATAGGCACTTTAACTTATGAGGTTCCTACCCCATCGACCTACATAAGAGCAGATGCTCCCGGAGCTTCTAACCGTTCGGGACAACTCATCAATGTAGTAATCATGGACAGTGTCTCAAAGAATACTGCTTGGCTTCAGCCGAGTTACACCGAATGTAAAGTAACTATAGATGTCCCTAACACGTCTAAATCTATATCGTTCTACGACGTTGCGGAAGAAGCCCCAGTGTTTCCTACAATCTTAATAGACGTGGATCAGACGGCAACAAAGGTAAGGATTGACTCTTATTACAATGGAGGTGTCTATTCAGTTTTCAATGTAGATTTACAAGTAGCGGGAGCGCTTAATAAAATACTCATAGATACAGAATCAATGATTGTTCAATCAACCTCTAATGCAGAACCTAATAAGTGGACTTTCTATAATGGTTACTCTCAAGGTGGTTTCCCTTATATAGCAAGTGACTTTACCAATATACAATTTTATTCGGGAGTAGTAGGAGCAACGATTTACTATAGAGACAAATTCCTCCTATCCTAGAAAGGACTAAACCATGACAGATTTATTACCTCCTCAAATAAAACTCCCTCAAGTATACCCCCGAGTACTTGGGGAAGCTCCTCGAAATTCAGATTTTGTCTACTTATCTGGCGGTGGGGTCGATTGGGAAAATACTTACATCAACTGGTCAAATTGGAACGGGTACGCTATCCTAAAGTTTGCCACAAAGTGCGAAATAACTCATGAACTTAACGGTGTATATGAGTGTTATGTGGAAGTACCTTTAGACCATCCTTTCATCAAAGAGGTCAAAGTAGGAAGAGTTATAGCTATCCAGACCCTACCGGGACTTATAAATGATAATGACCTTTTTAGAATATACAAAATAGAGTACGACGAATCTGAAATGATGAGGATATACGCACAGCATATAAGCTATGACCTTAACGGAGTTATTGCGCCTAATATGGGTACACAATTCTTTACAGCTTCAGAGATGCTTTACTGGCTACAAAAAGGGACATCCTTTCCTCAAGGGTACACCCCTCCCTTCATTCTCCGTATCAATGATAGTTTAAACATCAAGAAAGGGGCTGTTTGGGGAAACAATGCAACCTTTATGGATCAACTGCTAGGAGATAAAGGATTGCTTGAGCAAGTAGGAGGAGAACTTGAGAGGGTGCGTAACAGGGTATTTATCTATCCTCGAGGGACTATTGGAGGATACAGCGGAGTTAATAAAGAGGATGAATTACCTTTTAAAGTAAATCAGAATGTTAGAAACTTCCAGTATTCGATAGACAACTCTAAAGCTGTAACTCATATTATGCCTTACGTGATATACAACTGGGAGCCACCTCAAGCTGACAACACAAGAAGCTCCGGGGCTAAAGAGGTCTATGTCAATTTAAGACACGCCACAGATGGAAGACCAAGCCATGAAGCAATTCCTTCAGAGAGTGTAAACATTGTAAGCGGGACATCTCAAGACTTCCCATATGTGCGAACAGTACCAGTTGACTTTTCGGATATGCTCTCTAAGGATGACTATGATGCGGCTAAGAGTGTAAACAACATAGATACTGTGAGATATTTAATTGCTCAAGCGTTATTATCTCGTGTCAGTGAAGTTAAGAGTAGCTTACAATATCAACTAGCTTACAACCCGGAAATATCTTTCGAGGTTGACGTCATGGACATCCAAAGCACCCCGGAGTTTATTGAAGCTTTCAGAGATGTTAAAGATTTTATGACTATCAAACTAGGAAGACGATTCAATGTACACTTTCCTAGTTACTATCCAGTATCATCTCAGAAGATGCGGATCACTAAGACTGTATACGATGCATTAGCTCAAGAGTTTTTAAAATTTGAAGCTAAAACAACTTTCACAAATGGGCTTGTAATACCTAGAAAAGTATAATAAACTAAGGGGCTGATTACAATAGAACCGAATTCACAGATGATAAACGCAGTGCTGAATAGTATTTTCAATAAGGAGACAGTATTCTTTGGGCTATTCTTAATAGGGTATTACCTTCAAAACAAAGACAAGAACGACTTGAAAGAAACCAACTTTAAACAACAGGAGTTTATCACAGAACAGCAGGATGTCTTAAAAGATATTACCCGAGAGGTGGGCAATATTGCTAAGGCTCAAGAGAAGCACGGGGAACGTCTAGAAAGAATTGAGGCAAAGCTTAACAGCCATTGAAAGGAGGTGAATACCATTGAACATTAAAGATATCTTAAAAGATAAAACACTTACTTCTAAGTATGTAGTACTAATCTTTGCAGTCATCAATTCTCTTTTGAATCTCTTCGGAGTTCAAACTATAAGCGATACACAAGTTAATGATATCGCTACAGCAATCACTACTCTTACGAGCGCACTCATGCTTCTTAATGTAAGAGCGCACGAGCTACGTAAGATTAAACAGGAAAAGGAATGATGCTTATATGATTACAATTATATCAGTTGCTGACTTATCCCCTGTTAAGATTCTAGAAGTTACCTTAAAGCAAGGGGACATCATAAAGTTTGATTCCCCTAACGTTGAAGTTATCCGTGATGGATATATCATCAGCCTAACAAGAGGGGAAAAGGAGTCAGCTTTCTATGCTAAGTATGACGCATACTATGCTACACAGTACGGAGCTTTCGAGGTATCTCTTAATGGTGCGAGCGAGGAAGTCGATGACATCTACGAAGCAGTCGGAAAGAGTAAGGAATCTGATACGGAGTACACAACAATTCAAACTGCTAAGAAACTTGGAGGAGGGGGAGGTAACTCCTACACGAAGACAGAGATAGACTCCAAGCTTAGTTTAAAAGCGGATCAAACTCAATTGGATTCCGTAAACAATAAAGTAGATATTCTAAAGACTCGTGTTGATACCATTGAAGCAAGCGGCGGAGGTGGAGGGGCTAAGGTCTACTCGAACTTCCCTCCATTACCTAAGCTTTATGATACTTCAAGTAATATCATAGCCGTAACAGATGACGCTAACATGTGGACGGCTAAGAATCTACTCACTACAGATTCAACTATTATGTTTGAAGGGAAGTCAACTATTAAGTTCTCACATGCAGTTGGACAAACAAGTCCTTACGGCAGTCTCGTGTTGGCAACCCCTATCAACTTAACTGGATTTGATTACATCGAGATGAATGTATATATTGTAGGTGGAATTAATTTTGGACCTAACTCCAACTTGCGTTTTCACTCTGCGAATGGTTCTTTCAAGGCTGACCTTTACCGATACATTAATAGTGAGAACGGACAAAAAGAAGGATGGAAACGAATTAGAATAAACAAGAGTGATTTCTCTATAAATGACGGTACTCCTGATTGGAGTGCAATCAATAAAATATTCATAGCTTTCACGATTTCACAATCGGCAGTGGCAAGCGTCAATGTTGCAAATATCTTAAACTTAAATGTTGAGACTGGTATATTGAATATTGACTTCGACGACTCTCTTGAGTCTGTATACAAGAATGCTTTACCTATTATGAATAAATATAATTTAAAAGGGAGCATATACGCAATCACTAGTAGGGTCGGTACACCAGGGTATTTAACTTGGGGACAGCTTCAAGAACTTAGAACAGCAGGATGGACAATTGGGAGTCATACAGACCAACATCAAGATTTAGCTACTCTTACGAGAGAGCAAATCATTAAAGAATTTGATGACTCTCAACGTAAACTTAGACAGCATGGATTCTATTCAGGTTCTTACTTTATAGCCGCTCCTCAAGGAAAATGGAGTGACTTAGCTAGAGAGGAAGCACTTACTAGGTTCTTATACGCTAGGGTATTCCGTCAAGTTCCTAATCTTGATTCTATCCCTTGTGATGACTCATTGCTTTCAGGATATCGCTCTGTATTAAAAGCAGACACAGTTGATAAAGTTAAAGGCGAAGTAGACGCAGTTATTGCCAACAAGCAGGGGTTTAATATGACGTTCCATGACATAGGGGCAACTGTTACAGGTAACTGGGACTGGCCACCTGAAAACTTTGAAGCTCTCTGCCAATACATTGCTGAGAAGAGAGATGCAGGAGTGTTGAAAGTATTAACAGCTGAAGAGAAAGTGTTGCAATTTTCTGGGCAGGAATGTAACTTCAATGGTAAACATTCAGTACTATCTTCTGATGGGGCAAGTCCCGTGATGTTAAAACTAAATAGAATCTAGAAAGGTGGAATAAACATGAACGTATCCGCACATGGGGGTCACACCCCTGTAATCCAAGGAGCTAATTACGGAGGTAGAAAAGAGCATGTAATGGACCGAGAGGTGAAAGATGCTTTCATCCGTAAGCTCAGAGCTTTAGGACACAACGTCAAAGATGATACTTACGAGGGTGGAACTTCAGCTTCACAGGTAGTGAATACCCAAATAGCAAACATTAACAGCCGCTACAATGATGTAGGATTCTCTTTCCACTTGAATGCTTCAGACGGACAAGGTCACGGAGTAGAAGTACTTTGCTACTCAGAAAAGGAAGCACCTATGGCGGCTAAAATCTCAGCAGCTATTGCTCGTAAGATTGGCTGGAAAGACAGAGGAGCTAAAATCCGACCAGACATTGGAGTTATCCGTAGCACTAAGTGTCCTGTCTATTTAGTTGAATGTGGCTTCATAGATAACGATGAGGACATGGCTAAGTGGAATGCTCCTGCTATCGCAGACGCTGTCATTGAGGCATACTTCGGAGTTGCCTCCCCAGAGCCAGAGAAACCCAAAGAGAAAGGATATCGTGTAGTTGTTGGGGACTTTGATAGTGTGATCTGGTTTGGCAAAGCTTACGAGATTATGCAGAACCGCTACGGAGCGCAGTACCACAATTGGGAAAGCGTGGAGTGGAATGACTCCGAAGGCAAGTACATCTATCAAGCTAAATTCGGAGACTTCAACAATCGAGTGTATGCGGAAAACTTTGTAGCTGATGTCAAGAAGAATCTAAACTACGGAGCTTGGATTATCGAGCTATAACATAAAGAAAAACCTCCTGAGATAATCTCGGGAGGTTTCTTTTGCTTTTTATTTATTCATCAAGTCAACAATGAAGTCAATACCTTCACGAGTTACTCTTGTTTGATTCTTTTGTACTCCGTTGTATTCTGACATCTTAACGAAGAAGTACTTCTCATACCCCTTCTTAGGTAAGTACGCCCCATTAGTTTGCTTCATGAAGAGGACACCTTTTGATTGTAATCGCTCCCGAGTTTTCTGTGAAGATAAACCACCTAAGAATTTCTTTCCGACAAACTGGATAGATACTGTGCCGTCATCGTCGAGGAATGCTTCCCACTTTTCAGCTTTCTCAATCATGTGTCTATTCTTGTAGTCTTCCAATTCTTTGATAGCTTGTCCGAAAGCAAACATGTCCCCTTCTGAGAGTGCCTTACCTACTTTCATATGTAGCTCTTGCTCCATGTCAATCTCATAAGTTTTTACTTCCTTTGAAGCGTGTTCTTCAATGTTTAATAATTGGTTTCTAACTTCCTTAGCAACTTCACTGTCTCGAAGGAACATACCAACTCTTAAGATTGCTCGTTTAGTAAAAATAGCCAATCGAGAATGGTGTTTTAGGGTAGATAGATTTCCTATCTGTCCTTTAAGTTCTTTAAGTTCTGAACCAGTAATTGCTTTGTAACCATCAGATTTAAATTCTTCATTATGATATCTTACAAGTTGTTTAACAGTTACCTCATTAACGCTGTAAAAGTCTGAAACTTGTTTTAAAGTAGCTGCTTCTATATTAGGAAGTAGTACCAATTCTTTAACTCTAGATAAAACTTCAACTCTCTCAACTAAATTATCTCGTACAGATTTTTCCTCTAAAGTTTCAATTCCTTTAACATCTAATAAGTTTGTCATTTTAATTTCCCCCTTGCCTTACGGCTTGTTTTATTTTCTTATGAATGAATCTTAACATGGCTTGTCCTTAATAGTCAACTATAAAATAAAAAAACCTCAAGAGTTTTATTCTCAAGAGGTCTTAAACTTTATATTGTTCTTCCTAAAGTGGGTAATGATTGCCGCTGTAGAATCTGTTTCGTCATCATTAAAGTATGGTCGCTTCTCAGTATCCCCTTTACGTTTGCTCAATACGAAACTATAGTGTTCAGTACCAAAGAGTGTGAATATTGCTTTCATGACTTCTTCCTTATCAGCTTTACCACTTCCAGTTACTTCTTTCTTAATAGTCATAGGCGGATAAGCATGAATCTCAAGAGGTTCTTTTCCCCACCAAGATTGACATACACGTTCGACGACTCCGGTTGCTTTGCTAACAAGTGAAACTGATCTGAACTTATTCATGTTAGCACCTAGCCCTTCTTTGATGAACACTTGAGGATTGAACCTGTCAAGTATTTCATATAAGGAATCATTGAGAATTGCTAAACGTTGTCCATCCGTAAAGCTTGTCTTATTAGTTCCATAACCTACAGAGGCAGGGATATCTATATGTGTCACATACACAAGAGAAAGACGACCTGTTAAGTCGTCTCTGTCAAGTATTGTAACTCCAGTGCTTTTTGCTGATATGTCCAAACCCAAAAATCGAGTACTACCCATTATGATTTCTCCTTTTCTTATTAAGTAAATTGCTTACATGTCCTTGAGATACCCCGTAAAGTAAAGCAACTTCTCTTTGGAACAACCCATAATTTATCGAGTCCTTTATCTGAACTATTTCGTTATCTTTAAGTACTGTGTTGAACCTATTTTCACCTTTAGGTGACACATTAAGTCCTGTATCGTAAGCGTGTTTACAATTTTCACTCCTAGTAGCCCATTCTAGATTACATATATCATTATTACTTTTGTTACCGTCTTTATGGTTTACCTGTTCCTTGTTTAAGGGGTTAGGGATAAATGCTTTGGCTATAATCCGATGGGTCTTTTCAAGTTTCCTATTTGATTTTCCTTTGTAAAGTCCATACATACGGTAACCTTGTGATTCTATTTGCTCTTTAAGGAATCTTAACTTTTCAGTATCCCATACTTTCCCACAATCACTTATAAGATAACGAGGAAAGTCAACAACCTTCCTCCATCTCATTTCTTCATAGCCTCCCTTGCCTGTCTGATTTCTTCTAAGCACTTCCAAGCACTATCCTTTTCAAACTTAGTATATTCTTTTGAGAAGTCTATACGGCTGACCTCATCCATTAAAGCTTCATACTCTTCAGTTGTCATATTCGCAATAACTGAAATCTTATGAGAGTTGAATGTCCAGTTAAGAGGATTCAACGGAGGTTTATCTTCCGTATCTTTTAACCGCCAAATATTCTTAAGATATTCCATATGTGATTTCTTATCTTCAGGGGAGAAGTAGACCCCAAAGACACGTACGTCAGGATATTTCGTTTTAGTCTCTTCATCTTGAGCCCATCCCTTCTTAGAACAATTCTGATAAAGAATAAAGTAGTAGTCAAGGTCATACATTAAAGCATAAGTTTTAATTTGCTGAATGTGTTTAGCTTCAGCGCCTTTCATCTTATAAGTTCCTGTAGAAGCATTTGTTGTCTGTTTAGATTTAACTTCAAATCCAATACGTAACCCCTTATAGTCTCTACCTAGCCCA